CCAATAATTCCAATTGAATTGGTATAATTATAAGAATTTAAAGTTGTAGCTACAACGCTTCCATTTTTATAAATAGACATCGTTCCTGCTACGTTCATTCCTGTTAATAATATTTGACTTGTGGTAGTATCTGCTGAATTACTAACTAAATAACTTCCAGCTTTGGCATAAATATAATACTTATTATCATAGGTATTCATTAACTTATAACCATCTGCTGCTGCTGATGTTAAGACTCTCAACATTGTTCCAGCTCCATCTTTTTTACCAACAAATGAATTGTAATTTGAAGCTCCAACACTAATTGTGCTACCTAAACTGAATCCCATGTTATTGGTTGAGATCATTAAACAAGGCTTGGAATTGATAGTTAACAAACTACCACTTGACACAATCTGTGGTTGATTCAATGCAGTTGTTTGTGCTGCGTTATTTGCATTACCACTCTGATCATACCATGTTGTTACAAAACCATTACCTGCTCCAACAAAAGAAAGCAATGTGGTTGTATCTAAAACATTATTTGAATCATATCCTATGTCTTGCTCCGTGTTATCGCTTGACCTTCTAACTCTAATCAAATTACCCGTATATGTTGAAGATAATCTTCTAACCGAATAAGCTGCTGAAGCACCTGAATAAGTATCTAAAATTCCTGTAAAAGCAGCAACACCTACAATATCAGTTAAACCCACCCAACTATCAGCGTGAATATCACCCCAACCAATAGCGTTGTTTGCACCTTGCCCCCAACCTATTGCGTTGTTTGCTGCTCCGTCACCCCAACCGTTACTATTTGCCATACTTATTTAACTTAGTGGTTCGTGTTTTGTTCAATTTAAGTCAATAACAACATCATATCCTTGCTGTTCATAAGCTATTTTAGCGTACTTATGAGCTGTCTCTAATGATTGTGTTTCGTTAGGCTCTAAATTAGCCGTTAAAGAGCGTGATTCAACGTCTGTAAATACTACTTTATTTTCTTCAAATGTTTGCTCACTTACATAAGTTATAATTCCTATTTCCAAAGTAGTGCCATTTGCTCGTCCTACAAACTCAACACGCCCGTAAATTTCTGGAATTACTATATCAGTTCCCGATAATTTAATTTGTTTTTCCTCTGTTCCTTTAATTAAAATTGCCATAATATATTTTTAAGATAATAAACCTAAATTTTGTAATATTGTAACCAAATCAGAAACTGTTGTTATTCCAACACTTGATTGTTGATATAATTTAATTATATTTCCGTTTTCTGTTCTAAAATGTGGAGCAGAATTTCCTGCTGTTATATCTGCTGAATATTGTTGATAAGCATCGGCAGGCGAAGAGCCTGGAGCGGTTCCACTATATTGAGCAAAAACACGGCTTGAACTTGTCCCAACAGATGTTCCACCTAAAGCTAAATTTGTGTTTATAAAATAACTCATATTAGTTGCATCAGAGCCAGTAATTACAAATCTATCAGAATTATTAATTCTAAGTGTTGCAATATGATTTCCAGATGAAACATTAAAGGTTGCTGTTCCGCTACTTGGAGATAACAAACATCTGTCCTGTGTTAATTCAATAAATGAATTTCCAACCTGTGTTCTAATTCTATTTTGACTCCACTCACTCCTTATATAATTAACAAAACCGCTTGTTGTGTTTGGAAAAGATATTTGACTATCTCCACCACTAACTCCTACGGTTAAAATTTTAGTTGAATCATCCCATGATAAACCCGCACTTTGAGACAATTGATTTGAAGAATTTTGAAAAAATATACGTCCAGCAGTTCCCGAAGTTATCGCAGTTGAATTAACTGTTAAACCCGAATCGTTATTTGTCCAGCTTAATGTTCCCGTTCCGTTTGTTTGTAATACTTGTCCGCTTGTTCCATCTGCTGTTGGCAAAGTGTATGTAGTGTTGGCAGTTAAAGAATCAGCAGCTTTTAAAGCAACATAACTTGAGCCATTTGGCACACCTTCATAAAATAAAAGAGATTTAGCAACAGCACTATTTGTATTTTGTAAATGTAAATCAGTTTCTATTTTTACTATTCCAGTTCCATTTGGATTTATAACAACATTACCATTTGAAGCACTCGTAATTTGAAACCCATTAACATCTAAATTACCACCTAATTGCGGTGAAGTATCTAAACTCAATTCATTAATTTGTGCTCCAGTTACATATTTAGTATCGTAAGTAGTGCCATTAAAGTCTGCTATTGGAATCCTATCCGTACTTTCAACTTTTGCTGCTTTCGCCGTTAGTTGACTTATCTTTATGTCCGCCATTTATTTTGTTTAAATAAATTTGTAATTTTCTAATGTTTTCAGCCTTTGGCTTGTACTTTTTTAAATGAACCATCCAGTGTAGTTATTTTGAGTATCGGGGTACATATCACCGTTTGAATTTAAATTATATTCAGGGAATAAGTCTTGGTTAAAACTCATGTAGTCAATAAACCTTTCAGTGTAGTGTTGAGCTATTGAACGCTCTTTTTCTATTAAGAAATCTATTTCGTCTTTTTCTACATTCGTAGCATTCTCTGAATTGTGTTTAAATACGCCTTTATTAGCGATTGTATAAGCCGCAAAGGGTAAGTATTCAACCATCGCCCAATGTATCAGCATAGGCTTTATATACGTCGTTACAAGCGATAAATAATTACCGCCCAAAGTTTCGGCTACAATATCAGCTTTTATTTTGTCTAATAATTTAGTGCCTAAATAGTTTTGAATATGAATATCTTGAGCTACTTTAATCCATTGAATAAAGTTATCTGTGTCTACGTTGCCATTCATAGCAGTAAACTTCACGATGTCATCTCTTGTTATAAGTAATGCTTCTGCCATCTTATTTTCTATAATATCCTTGATTCGGCATATCAATAGGTCTTTGACTTACCAAACTTGGATTTTTAACTACATAACCTAATTTCTCTGCTTTACGCCCAGCAATTTGTTTAGCTGTGTTTACATCAATAGCTTCGCCCTCAAACGTTGCATAAACTCTTTTATTCCAACGGTGGTGACAATTTGCACCGCCTTTATACAACCAAATTGAATATGTCGAGGCTCCATCAATTCCAAAACCAGCATTAACGGGTTGACTTCCCATCTTTATAATATCCTCTTTTCGATACAGTTTATTTGCTCTCATCATAGATTTGCAAAATTCACGTCCATTTTCTTTTCTTTCTCCAGCGTAAACATATCGAGTTAAAAATTTAACGCCATCAATAACAGCATCTTGTCCACTTCGCAAATTAGGTCGAGGGTCGCCAGTTGAAACTAAATTAACAACCTTTGACAATAAACTTTGCTTTGGCTCTTTGCTTAATAGTTCGTTATCTTTGTCATCTGTATCGTAGTCAACTTCGTGTTCATCGATTAATATCCAGTCGGGATTTTCATCCTCACCCAAATCAATTAACGCTTGTGCAGTTTTATCACCTTGCGAGCTTAATAATTCAGGGTCTAAATCACTACCACCGCTTTCTGCTTTCAGTCCAACTATTCCACGTATTTCGTTTGGAGTTAAAACCTCAAGCACTTTATTTGCAACCAATGGAGAAAGGTTATTAATTGAATCAATTAACTGTTTGTTTAATCCATCCATTGTCAAATCTCCAGCAGCATCTAAAGGATTTAATTTAACAAATTGAAGTTTTAACGAAATACCGTTATAACCTAATATTAAATCTATTGCTTCTATTAATTCGTCTTGCAATGGCTTAATAACCATGTTTTCGTAGAGGATAGTTGAATTTCTTAATTCATCTGCATTACTCGAGAAACCCGTTGAGCTTGCAATACCAAATAATAAAGGTGAAGTTACGTTATGTCCTAACATAATCTTACGTAAACACTCCTCACTCAAATACGAATAATGTTCAGGTGCATCGTTTAACGGAATATCATCTACGGTTGTTTTGCTTGTTTCACTTGCATTGAAAGCTACAATAGTTTTTAATCCTTTAGAACCCGTTAATTGTGCGTTTACCTTGTTTGTAATAATTGATTGTTGCTCTTCAGTAGGCACGCCATTGTTGAAGTTTATAACCTTTGTACCGCTGAATCCGTGTTGAACTTCATTAATCAAATAGTCTGCAATTTCTTCCTCTAATTTCGCGTAAGGAATAGCACCTTGATAATCCGGATAGGCGTAATACTTCATGCCTACCGTGTAAGGCTTTATAAAAAGTATTTCTATTTGCTCGTTTGAAAATCCGTAAGCAGGAATTCTTTTAGGTGCGTATTTTTTAACGTCTTGCCAGTTGTCAGAATAATAATAACCCTCTATTTCTCCGTCTTTATTACACTTTTCAGCACGCAATAAATTAACAGGCATATGATAAGCCTTTAAAATAGACTTATGGTCTTTGGAATAATGCACTTGAATAGCAAATTGACCGAGCATTTTTCTGTCAACAATCATTTTTTTAATACAATCTGAATTAAAAATTGTCATTAACTGCGCCCACTCATTTGGCTTTTTACTTGCATCTAACGCACTTAAACCACGCCCATAAACCAATCTACTTATATTGTTTATTATTGCGTTATTCGTCGTAGAATACGTGTATCTGTCAATTAGATATTGAAAGTAATTATTGTCTTCTCCAAACTCAACCCAATTATCTCTTTTGGATTCTTGAATTACAGGCGTTTGGTATGAACTTAAATTAATAATATGTATGTTATCACTCATAAACTATAAAAGTATTTGTTGTGGCATTTGAAGTATATTGCCCGTTGTTAACCGAAAATGTAACTATCGGTTGGTCGGTGCAAAATATCCTATCACGATAAACGAT